AGGCAAGTCCAAACATTCTTTCTTGGTGAAGCGGATGGCTGGCTGTAGCATGTCATAGACTACTGTCTCGGCATTGGGCTTAGCAATCCACCGGAACCGGGTCAGTTGATACATCACCATATCCCGATACGCACCATAGAAAGCTGGGGCTCGGCTCGGCACACACATCTTTGCCAACCCGTATGCATCAAGCGGAGATTGTGAAGCGGGAGTTCCAGTCATCATCCACAACCAAGTCGTAGGCTTTACCAAGTTCCGCAATACTTTGAACCGATTGGTCTTTGGATTTTTATAGGCGTTTGCTTCGTCAACAATGATGAGATCAAACCCACCCGCCGCTATCTGCTCTTGCACAATCTCAACACCATCAAAATTTATGATCACAAAATCGGTCTGACTCTGGATCAACTCCCGACGTTTCTTAGGGTCGGTGCTGTATGCTATTGCTACAGAACGATGGAGTGCAAACTTAAATAAGTCTGCTTGCCATGCAGGTTGCATGATTGAAAGGGGGCATATCACAAGAACGCGATTGATTGCCTTTAAATTAAGCAGGTAGTCTGCCGCCCAAATAGCCGCCGCAGTTTTGCCTGTGCCTTGCTCGTTAAAGCAAAACCCGCGCTGATGTAACGTAAAGAACGATGCGGTTTCTTTTTGGTGGCTCATAGGTTTGTACAACCCAGGCCACCCATAGTCACGTTCGATTGGGGACGGCACTCTCTTCATGCCAAGCTTGCACAACGCTTGTGCTTCAGCTAACCCCCAATGCACCGCTACTTCAGTTACGCCTTCATTCTCAGAGAGTTCTGCGCTTTTTTCAATTGCCGCCGTAATACGCCCTGGATTCTTGGTGCGTACCACCAAGGCTTTGTTGTCGATTATTTGCATTACTTTATGGAGTGGTCGCTGTTACGGGCATAGGAACGATTTGCGGATGCAGACTTTACGCGCAGATTGCTACGCACGGATTTACCGCCTTTGCTCAATGCTTGCTTGTGGTCAACATCTTTCCCATCACCCTTATGCACTAAGCCAGCTTTCTCCATGATTGCTCTGGCTTTGTTTCGAGCGGCTCGTTTCTTTTTGACCGCAGGTGTGCCGTCATACTGCTCATACTCTTTCTTGTATGGTCTTGGTTTGTTTACGTAGGGCATTTCATTTTCTCCCATTGTGTTCGCAGTCGGTGACTGCACAAAAATTACGGCACGTAAAGTTCGGCTTTGCGTTCCACACCGAAGTTGTATATGCCGCCTCTAAGCGATCTAACTCAGGCAACCATCGTTGCCATGCATCGTATTGAAAATCTTCAGTGTACGCAGAAGGCACTAAATCTTTAGCGACTAAGAACACCAGCGCCGCCTTGATTGATTTGACCTGCGGGAAATGCTTAAACACTAACAGCGAAAGCAGTTCCAACTGTTTCTTGTCTGCGTACTGACTGCTCTTACCTGTCTTCCAGTCAACGATTCGGGCTTTGTCTTTGTTAACAATAAGCAAGTCGGCAATGCCACGGAACCAAACATTCTCATCACGGAACCCACATGGCTCCATATTTTTGGTCAGCCCCATCTCGTACTCACACAGCTTCTCCCCTTCAATAGAAACAAAGGGGTCAATACGTTGCTGTACAAATGCATACTTCTCAGGAATCGGTGTGCCATCTCTCACGTAGTCCTCTGCCGCTTTGTGCACAGCGGAGCCATAAAGCAGGTAGTCGCGAGGGGGCTCAACAATGTCTTTGGCAACCCGCAACCGATAGTACTTTTTAGGGCACTGCTGGAAAAGCGAAATGCTGGAATATGACCATGTGTAGTTCATTGATTGACTTCTTTTTGGTAGCGGATAGACTGAAGCATAAGGCGCGTGTCTGCCAGTGCTTTCAGCGTTTGCTCAATAGCCGCATCGTAGTCACGACACAGCATAGAGTCATGTGCGTCCTTCAACGACTTCTCTGCCATCATGCAGGGATAGGCGTAATCAACCAATGAATCTTGTTGTTGTTCCATAGCTTGTTCCATACTTCACTTCACAATCAAGCGGCAGGGTTTGCGCCCATTTCGGCCTCCACCGCATGCAGTCTTGCACGTACTTAGCGGCGGCTTCCCACTCTTCTTCTTTAACGATACATGCAACGGCATCGTGAACCGTCAGCACCACTTGGTATCGCTGAGAAATCTTGAGCATCTGCTCACCAATCACACATCTAGCTATTGCTTGGCAGATGTTCTCTACGACTTTACCACCGTAGATTCGCACAATCCCCTTGCGCGTGGTGTAAATATACTGCGCCCGTCCCCGCTCGTCAATTTCATCAGGGCGTAAGTTCATGTACTTCAAGGGTAACCCGCTGGGCAGATCAAACCCCACCCCAGGCAACACGTACACCGCTTGAGGCTGGCACCCAAAAGGTGTAGTCTTTAGCTTCTCATCTGCTAAAGCATCCAGACACCGATGCGCTTGTTCCCAAAGCTGTGGGATGAAAGAGAAAGAACCTCGGTACGTGTTTAGGATATGTTTGCAAGTTGCCTCGTCTAGGTCGCGCTTGAAGTTGCGCAACTGCGTTTGGAACTTAGACCACCCCATGCCGTACCCGGCCCCAAGAATGGTTGTCTTGCCCACAAACCGTTCGTCTTCAGTGATGGATTCAACTGACTTGCCGTAGATGCGGGACGCCATTATCTTGTACACATCCTCACCACTTGCAAAGGCTTTAACAAGATCATTCTGCCCCGACAGCCACGCCAAAACCCGTGCTTCAATCTGAGATGAGTCGGCATCAATTAACACATACCCAGGAGGCGCAGTGATCGCTGACTTCAGTGTAGATTTTCTAGGCAGGTTTTGAAGGTTCAGTTTGTCGTCTCCACCCCAACGCCCAGTGTGCGCGGCATAGTAGCGTAGGGGGACTGGCAAATCACCGCGCTTGGCAATGTCGATGAACCGCTGGGTGCGAGTCTCCCCTAACGTGCTCTTGGTGCCAAGCCTAGCCGCAACCATAGCTTGCACCCATGGGTCTTCATGATCGGCGAGGGCTTTAAACCCATCATCTGTTTTTGCAAATGCGTAGGTCTCCTTGCCTGTAGTTGGGCTAACTTTCATTGGGGGCACAACGCCACGCTGAAGCAGGGCTTCTGCAAACTTGGGGTTTGACAGCAACACCTCTCGGTTTGCGCTTGCTTCGGCAATGAGTGCTTCCTTGTGCTCCACAACCTCAATCAGATGCTGTTCTAGCAACGGCAGGTTTAGCTGTAGAGTCGGCTTAGTGAACATGCGCAGGGTCAAGTCGATGAGCCTCAACTCCTGCTTCTTAAAATGGCTTTGGAGTATATGAAATAGATCGTAGGTCAACTGCACATCATTCGTACAGTACGCCCCATACCTATCCAGTTCGTCAGGCGCAAAGTCTTTACGCCGTTTGCCCAACGCCGCGATAACTTCAGTCCCTTTGACCCCAAGGCTATAACGCTCGGCTAACTTTGCAAGGCTGTTGCCAACCTCGACGCCGTCTACCGCTCGTGCCATCGACAACGTATCCAACAGTACCAGTGGATGAATGCCAAACCGCCATGCAAGTATTGCCCCATCAAACAGCATGTTATGGGCTAAGACGAAACTCTGTGACCAGTCAAATTGATCCAGCCATTCCTTCGTCTTAGCCATTGTCCCGCTAAACCACACTGCGTCTTCGGCACCAACCTTTACGCTGATACCGATTGCTTCAAACCTATCGTCGCGGATGTACTCTTCTGTGGTTAGTTTTGACAGCGAGTAATCTTTGTCGTAGTAGGTTTCAAAGTCCAGTGTGATTAGTTGCATTGTTCGATCTCACGGTTGATGTACCAACGGGCTTTCTCCAAGTCTTCTTTGCGGTTGCCTTTGTGGTCGGCGCGGGTGATGTATTTCACTGCGTTACCCAAGCTGTAGTTCAGCTTCTTGGCCTCAATGAAGTCAATGGTCTCAATCCCGCCTACCTTGTAGTGGACAGGGTGATTCACTGGGTCAGCCTTTTCGTCTCTTACCCACCTATACTCCCACCCCCCATCTTTTTCCTTACGCGTCAAAGTCAAACCGCCGAAGCTGTCGCCTACTTGAGGTATTGTGCTAGATGGGTCGGCAATGGGTGGGGCATTCATCATCTCCTCGTCTGTTGGACCACCTTGCTCCCGAATCAAATCAGTAATAGACTTGTCGCTGGTAAAAGCAGAGAGTAACTTCATCCTTGTCGTGTTGGATGCATGTGGCTCTTCCCGGACATGCCCAATACCTCGCTTTGCCATGTACGCAATCTGGTATGAAGTTTTAAACTTCTTTGCCGCATCTTTGACTGTGGCATCGGGGTTGCCGTTGTAGTACTGACGCATCAGGGATGCGCGGGATACTTTCTTTGCCTTCTTAGCTGTTGCCATTATTAACTCCTGTTATGCCGCAAGTTGCGCGGCGGGTTTAGTTTTGCTACGGCGTGTTACTGCCGTTTCCATCTTCTCAAGTAACTCTGCTAGATCAGAATCCAGCAAGTGCAACTTGGACTTCCATCGGGTGATGGTAAGTTCTATGTCGTGTATCAGTTCTAGCCTCATGGAGTCATCACTTAACACTGTGGTGGTCAGCCTGTAGCCGCCGCCATTCTCTCTGTCAGATGACAGGCTCACAAATGCGCGTATGTGAGATGGTGCGCTATCAACCAATGTAATTCGGCACCTTTGGATTAGGGTTCGCGCTTGGTCTTTGCGGAATTGTTTTGCCGCTTCAGTGTCGTCCCATTCAAAGTGCTTGTGTAGTACACAGCTTTCATCCTTTGCCGCTTCAATTACATCGTCAACCTTCAGCACACCATTGTTTTGTTGCGCCATCCTCTCCAAAAACTTCTTCTCGTCTTTCATACTTTCTCCTTGTTAAAAATGCCTGCCATGCTTGACCATTCCTCGCTCCACCACGCTCGGCCCAAACGCTCCGTGCCTGCCTTGCTACGTCCAACCGGAACTTACCCGGCCTCACCAGACCTTGCCAGTACGATCCTGGCCTGCCTTATCAAACTCCACCACACCTCACCGCGCCTTGCCACGCCTGCCTTACCAATATGTACCTCGCTCGACCCCACCTGTACATTCCGTGCCTTACCGCGCCTCGACGCGCCTGCCTTGCCCGACCCCACCGCGCCTGACCGTGCCTTGCCGGGCCCCGACGTACCTGCCTTGCCCGAACCAACCTGACTTGGCCTTTCCGTGCCCGTCCTTACCTGCCTCAACGCACGTTGCCTTACCCAGCCGTTCCTCGCCGTGCCTGCCAAAATTTGCTGGGCCGAACCGCACCGTGCCAAACCGAAACGCGCCTAACCCAGCCTGCCTTGTTTAAGAAATAGAAAATTTCTTACGGATTTCTGCTTCGCGGTCAGTCTGCACTACTTGGAACAAGCCAAACCCACAACCAGCACTAGACTTGCTGTCGGGTCGCCCTGCTCCAATACCAACTTGCAAGCCGCATCGGCTCACAAGGTTCAACACATCTACAGTTTTGAACTGATCCATGTCGTAACGAATACGTAGTTTGCAAGCCCACTCCCGATACATCGGGCGAGACCGAATGTCAATAACGCCAGTGGCGTTCCGAGTGTGCGCCGTGTAGGTCTTGCTCTCACCATACACACGTACCAAAGGGATGCCGTCTTGCTCGTCGTACCCATCAGCTTCGATGAAGGTAGACAACTTGGCAAGGGTCATCTTGAACCCAACCAATCGGCATGCAGAAATCATGGCGCAACGAAACGCGGCGGCGTTCATTCCTTCCCACCCTTCGTTACTGCGATACCTAGCGGCTTCGGCTTCCTTATCGTAGTCCCTTGCGTCCCGAACCTTTCTGTTTCCAGCGGACTTGCCTTCAGCCATTTTTGCCATGAGTTCGGCTTTTTTGCTGAACCGCTCAATCACCAGCGGTGCAATGCCCTCTACATAGAAATCCGTTGTCGCAAACTTTGGCGGCGAAATAACGCAGTTTTCTTGTGTGCTCAACGTGTTGTCAATTGCTTCTCGTTTCATCATGTTCTCCTAAAGTTACAAAATTTAAATACTCACTTCGCTTATTGGGTTTCCCCAATTCTTACAGGTAAGCTAATGGGATTCTCAGCTTCCCTGCGTTTTTCTATGCTTTGGGCTAAGAATTTTCTAAGCCATGTGGCTCCTCCTAAAAGGTGAAACTCCTTACGCAAAGATGGAGTTAGCCGCACTGCAACAACGCACTGCACACTTGTTATTTCTGATTTTGGTCTTGGCATGTGTTCTTCTCCTTGAG